GTTACCTATCACATTGCCTGTGACGTTACCTGTGACGTTACCTACCAAACTAGAACCAGCGGTGCCTGTTACAACACCGTTGACATTGCCTGTGACATTACCTACAAATCCGCCTTGTGCGGTTACAACTTCTGTGGTGGTATTTACAATAACCGTGCTGTCGTCAGCAACGATATTAACATTCAAATCGCCGCCGGGTGTTCCTATCGCTGAACCACCAATCGTAGATCCTGCTGGTAGATTTACTGCTGTACCGGTAGCTGTGATCGTGGCAGCACCTAGTTTAATACTTGATCCGCTGAGATATAGATCTCTAAATCGATATGTAGCACTGCCTAGATCGTAGGCCACATCTGCATCTGGAACAATATTTCCCTTGACTGTGCCATCCAAGAATATTCTGCCATCTACAGCATCAACCAGTGCGGTTGAATCGTCTGCAACTAGTGTTCCTTTGAATGAACTGGCACTAATCGTTCCGTTATAATTGGATAGATCAACGGTAGCATTGATTATGTTACTGGCATCATTATATACAAAGTTAATACCGGAATGCGATCCTCCGGTAAACATAGGTGCAACTGCATCTTGCGCATTTTCATCAGTATACCCGGTTACAGCAATGCCTCCCAATGTAGTGCCATCGCCTACGTAAATTCTATTGGTTGGGGACGTAACAAAAAGCAGCTCGCCTACTGCTAATGGCTGTGTCATAGAGGTTCTTTGTAATTCAGTTCCTCTTCGAATCTGTAATGGCATATCTCAACTCCTGGAATTGTTCCTACTAGTATATTTATGTCACAGAGTCGAGAACACACAGTCAAAAAAATAGCACCCGAAGGTGCTATTTTGCCCTTTTTGTAAGCGCCTTAGGGCTGGCGCTAAAATAGGACTATGTCCTAATCCACTGTAGGACCGTTGCCGTTTCGAAAACCCACTTCGCCACCTTCTGCTTCGATGTTACGAATAACATCTTCAAACAAAATGGGTGCAAAATCCGGTGTCTGTTCCACGCACACACAATGATAACGAACATCTATTTCATTACCGTACAAAACAGCACCTGTTCTAGCATCCACTCCACGGGCTTTACGCACACGATTTGAATGTAAGTGTCCGTGTATGTTAACACCAAACCGACCCAAGCTGGCTTCGTGTACAGGAATATGGCTCAAGATCATACCGTTCATCACATGGTATGCACGTAATTCACGAAAGTGTTCACGATAGTCCGTGTCCTTGAAAATATCGTGGTTTCCACGGATCAGCACCTTGTCACCATTTAACCGATGCAAAATACTCAATGCTTTGCGGTTGATAACAACATCGCCCAAATGGTACACCTTGTCAGCGGGTTTTACACGTTCGTTCCACGCCTTGACCATGGCTTCGTCCATTTCTTCAGCAGAGTCCCAAGGGCGTAATTTAGTGCCATCGTCACGGGTAAAACGGCAGACACCTGCGTGTCCGAAGTGTGTATCTGATACTAAAAATACGCTAGGCATCTTGTGCTCCTTTCTTTATTAACATTCTAGATCAATGTTTTTACCTTTATCTAAATCTAACCGTAGATTCCTTGCCACCCGCTCTGCAACCATCTGTTCGAAGTTTTTTCGTTCTGTTAGCTTACGATAATCTTCTTCTCGCTTTTCTTGCAGATTTCTTTGTTCTAGATTATACTGTTGTATTTGATATCGTTGAATACTTGATACATTCATATGCCACCTTCTCTTTTTCTACGAGCTCTACGTTCGTCGGCTAACATAAAGACCTTTTCGTTGTCGTTGATCCAGTCCTGTTGCAGAGGAATCCCATTGATTGAATGAGGTTCCTGTTCATCGTATAACCAACCCAAAGCTCGCATCATGCGATGCTTGACCAATAGGTTGGGACTGCGGAACGCTTCGGTATCACGGAAGCCTAGCATAACACCGATTTCGCAAACCGCCCCGCTGCGGCAAACGCCAGCATGACAATGAACAACTACATTCATGTGATTCTCCAGTGCGTGTTGTAGCAGTCGAACTAGCTCGTTGGCCTGTTCTTGACTGCAACGCATAGCCTCGTCCAACGCAAAGTCTTTTTCTTCGATATCAAGGAATTGAAATTGATGAACTTCTTTGAATTGATGCTTGGGAGTAGGAAAATCTCCAGGAGGATCTACAATTTGAATCAGCATAGAGTTTATGCCTGCATCGATGTGGAATCCTTTACGGATGTCGCTGAGTGCTACGTTTTGTATCCATGGATTCATATCATGCTCCTGTTATAGCAAAAATTTTATTGGCTAACACACGTTCTTTGGTATAAGCTTCAATTTCCCAAGGTTGGTCATAGTAACTTTTGCGTATGTGCTGACCCATCCAATAGTGTGTCTTACAACTGCGACTAGGTTTGATCTGGCCACGAGCATACTGTTTGACATGCACCATTTCGTGCGCCAAGGTAATGATCAGTCTTTCAAACTCTAGTCCAGAGTCTATGATCATGGTTAGAAATTTTGGACCTACTTTATGAACCGCACCTCGCATGCCCTCTTTACGAGACATTCCTCTTTCAGTCATAATCAACAGAGTAAAACGGCTACGGTGCAATCCTAGTTCTTTGGCAAAGAAGTTCGCGGAAGTTTCTATAATTGATTTGGTAGGGCTAGCCCTGCCTTCCATGATGATCTGCATACAGGCCTTTGATAATTTGTATACTAGTATTATACTACATTTATCAATTTTTGTCAAGTGGTGCTCTCAGGTGGTAATGCTCCACCGTTTCTACATTACCAATGTAGTGTAATGCTTTTATACTATGAGAGCGGCATGGTCCGGCCAGCAGGAATCGAACCCACATTCGCGAGGTAGAAGCTCGCTGTATTATCCATTATACTATGGCCAGTTCAGTCTATTTGAATGTCAGCAGCCAAGACAAATCTGTATTGATCGCTCTGCACGATACCGGGCCTATGCCACATGTTGCCGGGATAGATCAACCAATTACCGTCTGTAGGACGCACAAAATATCTATCATCGGATTGAGGATCCTGTGGTGCCATCTCTGTTCCGCAGTAGTCTCGATCTTTAACATCCTCGGGTATGTGTAGATACCAAATGCCGCTGACTATTTGAGCGTTAGGGCTAGTAGGATGCCAATGATGATGCCAGAGATTGTCACGATTTTCGGCACCCTGGAGATTGGTCATAAAACTCCAGGCCATCATGTTAGATATCTTGGCCTCACGACCCAGATACATAAACACGCTCATCATGAAACTCACACGATATTTTAACCATATCGATTCGGGTCTAGCAAAGATGTTTTCTTTGGTCTGAAACTTTGGTGAGTTGGTAAAGTAGTTACCGTCAGCTATGATATTTTTAATAACATCACAGGCTTCAAGATCATCCTGCTTGGTGATTAGGGATGAAAAATCGTATTTACGAGCTTGAGAGTTGTGATCGATGACTGGTATCATATTATTTGGAGCGGGGTAAGAGAATCGAACTCTCAGCATTAGCTTGGAAGGCTAAGGTATTACCACTATACGAACCCCGCATAGATTTATTTACTCATTGGCCTCACTGCCAGGAATCGAACCTGGATCTAATTCTTAGGAGGAACTTGTTCTATCCATTGAACTACAGCGAGAAATTATACTTTTCTAAGATATTCTCGACCCACAGCGCCTGACTGCACATCTAACAGTGCGCTCACAGGTGCGTTCATCTGCGTCTGTAGTTCAGCTGCCTTGTGTCTGCGACTGAGTTCTCTGGCACGAGCTGATGCAATTAGCACCAAGTCAAATCTATTACCGCCTATATTTTTCACACATTTTTCTGTGTCAATTTCGGGACCACGACTCAGTGATTTATTTTTCATACGTACCTTATGGTTGGTTGCGGGACCTGGAATCGAACCAAGATCTCGAGCTTATGAGACTCGTGAATTACCGTTACTCTATCCCGCGATAGTTTTAAATTAATGCTTCGGCCTGCAATATAGCTACTACATCTTCTGAAAGAGGAATCTCTGTCTTGATGTTCAACTCTAGAACTTCATCATTGAGCTGTTGTTTTTGCTTTTTCAGGTTAAGCACTTCTGCTTTGGCCTGTGCAATTTGTTCTCGACCAAGAACACTGGTGCTTACTGTATCGCTGTAACCGTAGATACTACGACGACTTGTTTCACCCTTGTCATTCTTGATCTTTTCCAACTTGCCCTTGATCACTTCCAAAGAAGTAATTTCTGTGGCCTTGGCCATTTCTTCTAGCTGACCGATGCGTTTATCAATGAACGCTGCCTTGGCTAGTGCTGTGTTAATGCCACTGACTGCGTTGGCTGTGCCAACTAATGCACGGATGTTATACAGAGCCATGGTTAGTTTTTGTCTGCGACCATCGTTGGCGACCAATTCAGAGTTGGCCTTGGTGATGGCAGCTTCTACGTCTTGAAACTCATTGAGCTCCACGGTGAAATCAATTTTAATACTTTTTACAGTATCGTTGATGCTGTTTTGCACAGCATTTGCTTTTCTCAGTGTGATATTCATTTTCTTCCTTTATTCAAACAACAATGACGGGTCCATGAAAGGTCAAGTAATAGACCGG